CCTTCATTGTCTTGCCAGCAGTCTTTAATTCAGACGGTTGACTGTTGCTCTTATCACCCTTACGCATTGCAGCTTTAGGGCCTTTTTTCTCAGCCGCATCTACAGATGCAACCGATTGAGCTTCAGCATTTTTTGGATCGTGAGCTTCTTCGATTTCCTCGTCGAGCTCAAAGTCCTGGTCTTCTACTTGATCAGTCATATTGATCTCCTTAATTATAATTGTTTCAATAACGAGAGGAAATTTTTAAACTCACGAGTCTGAACCTCATAAAGGTCAGACCGTGGAGCACGTTTAATTTCAGTCTCTATTTTTTCAATTTCTCGAGCTTCAATGATGCCATTATTCCAGATCCAATCTACACCTTCCATTATTCCATTAACAAAAGCATTTGGTGCAGATGGGTCTTGTACGATATCAACNGTATTAAGCATAAAGTCATCTTTGACGTACATAGTACCGTTACGTTGCTCNAGGCTACCCATACCACGAGTTGAGACACCGAGTTGAACACCACCTTCTAGTAAACCTTTGACGATATTACCCATTGGAGTATCCAAGATTCGTGCCTTACCCATAACATCATTTCCCTCAAATTTGAGTTCTGTGATCTTATGAGATACTTTATCCAAGTTAACAGTAGGTCCATCAGGGTGATTTAATTCACCGACCGCTCTGTTCTTGGAAACTTGTTCATCGACGTATTTCTTAACAGCAGATTCCATAACTGCTTTAGGATATACTCGACCATTTCTATTCTTAGATTCAGCTTGCATGAAGACTCCTTCAATGACGTGAGTCTTTGAACCGTCTTCTTTCTTCTCAACAATGCACTGAACATTCGTTTCAGTATATTCTGTAATTAGCTTCATCTATATTAACCTTTGTATTGATTTATAAACTCTTTACCCATTTTCTCAGCTTCTTTCTGAGTCTTATAGGTATCAAGCTTTTCGCCATCAATATAAACAACAAACATATTATTTTCTTTATGGATCATAAGAGAAATACGATTTATTCTTTTATCGTATACATGAACACCAGGAGGCATTCCCTTCTTCATAGCTTCTCTAATATGTTTAAAATTCTTCATATCTTTACTTTACGTTATTTATAATTATTTTAATTTCTACTACTGCTCTAATTCATCATCGTTATCTTCATCATCGATATCTTCATCATCNATATCGTCTTCAATATCACCATCTATATCATCTTGATCACTGGTTTGATTAAACATGGCCCCAGCAACAGAGATTTTTTCTTGTTCTAGAGCATCACTCATTTTAGTTTGCATTATTTCCGCAAAGGTAGGCCCAGCAGTACTAAAATCTTGATTTGCTACATTATTAATTAAATCTTCAACGTTCATTACTATCTCCACTATTATCATTAGTATTATTTATATTACTTTGCTCATCTTCATCATTATCAATTTCACCAGAAGCTCGCTCTGCTGCTATTTGGTCTTTCATATCTTTTATTTCTGCATCATCTAGATGCAACACCTTTTTCATAACATATTCTTTAGAGAAAAACTCTCCGACATACTGCTGCATATTATCTAACGTTTGTAATCTATTCTGAAAAAGCTCTGCATCTTTAAGCTCAGTGAAATGATTATCCCTTACAAAATCAACAACAATGTCTGTCTGCCAGTTTTCCCAATCTTCAGTAGTAATAACTTGCTTCATAATGAGCTGTTTCTTCAAAATCTCAGTAAACAGCATAGAAAAACGTCTTCTTAGACGATCAATAAACTTTTGAAATTTTATCTCATCTCTATTAATTTCTGTAGATCTACCTAGTGAGAATTGAGACTCTTGCTCAAGTCTATTAATAGGAACGTTTAACGAGCGATATAGACGTTTTTGGAAATATATAATGTCATCGATTTGTCCGAGATTTTCTCCACCTGGCAAAGTGGAAATTTCAGTCCCTCTACCACCTTCACGGCGAGGAAGCCAAAAGTCTTCCAGCATCGACATATGTTTGCGATCATCTCTAACCTTCCCGGTATCTGCATCATAGACTAATTTATTACGGTAACGAGCCATAATATCTTTCATATAGGTTTCAGCTTTACCTCTTGGTAAATTACCCACATCAATATAAAAAATCCGGCGTTCAGGTGCTCGAGCCAGTCTGTAAATAACTAGCGAGTCTTCCATCATACGTAATTGATTAATAGGTTTTAGAGCTTTATGTAGATAAGAAACCACCTTCTTACGATCTACATCCAGTAAGCCAGATGTAACATAGGAAATAGAGTCTCTAGACAGCTTTACCCCTTGATTAGTGCTTCCTGGTTTCTCCTGATAAATGTAAAATTCGTTTACATTTTGTATTAAGGTAGCGCCTGTTGCAGGGTCTTTATTTTTCTTTACTTCTTTGACTTTACGAATCTTTGTGGCGTCAATAGGTCTAATTTCTTGAATACCTGCCTTAAGATTTTTATCATCTACAACTAAATGATGGTATATTCTACCATCTACATACCATCTTCTAAAAATATCATGCCCTAAATCTGTAAAGTTGAGCATAGAACAAATTTTATCAAACTCTTCTTGTATGAGTTTTTTAACTTGATCACTAAGACCTTCTACATTATCTAAAACAAGTGATACAGGAGATTGGTTCTCACTAGACACAATACTTTCGTTAACAATATCTTCTACAGCCGCATCTACTTCTGAATGAGTTGCAACTGCTCTATATTGTTTAATAAGCTGTAAATTATCTTTACCGTGGTCATCTTCACCTAAGTTTACATATGTGCCATAATGTGCACCAGCTGCAGTAACATAGCCAGCACCATCCTGATCAACAGGAGGTACAATAGATTGCATATTATCAGCATTCTTATCTTTAGCTCGTTTTATTTCAAAACCAAATAATCTAAGTCCGTCGTTATCTGCCATACTAATTCCTAAACTGTGTTGTGAGGGGCCATTACAGCCCCTCTACTCACTTATTTATCGTGTTAAGATGTAGTAGATGTTTCCCAGTATTGTACTTGGAACTCTACAGAGAATCTCTCAATCTCATTTTCTGAAGCATAACTCAGATCAATTGGAGAAATACCTGTCGGGAAACACCCTCTAAAGTTATACGTCTTCAATGTAGATCCATCTTTGTCGAGTTGCTCAACTACTAGATCTGCTTCGTAATCAACAGGGTTGGTTAACCCGGTATTTGCAGAGTGTGCATTTATACCGTTCATCCAACGCTCCATTGCGTCGCGAACATTAAAGTCTGTATCGTTAATAATAGTAGGAGTCCACACATCAAATGTACGATCCCCTGCTATCTTTAATTGTCGACCACGGAAGGGAACAATGATCGGGGTTACTGTTGAACCAGGCAACTGAGCCGCCTCGCACAAGAATGATGTAAGCTCTACATCACCGTTAGCATACCCAGGAAAGTTAATAGTCGCCTTAAATAAATTGGGACGAGCACCACCACCACGAAGTTTTGCTTTAAAATCATCTACGCCTAATATTGCCATCTGTTTATCTCCTTATACCTGTAATCCAGCGACTTCTTCGAAGTCTACACCAGATCTAACAGCTACAAAATTAAGAGTGATGTAGTTAATAGACCGCGCAGGTTTGATAAAGATGTTCGCTACGAACTCATTTCTATCAATAACTGCTCCAGTGTTGTTTGTTTCGTCACATACAACTCTAAAATCTGTAATACCTCTGCGGCCTTTAATCTCTCTCAAGAATGGCTCTACAATGTTTACAAACTCTGCTCTAGTGAATTCATCGTTTAATTCAAACAATGTATTTCTAGCAGCTAAAGCAATAGCTCTTTCTACTACATTAAATAGGCGACGCACATTAATACGATCAAACGCACTCGGTCTATTCATATGAGTTTTATCACCATATAGTAAAATACCCTGTCCAGGTAAATTTGCTATTGGGTTAATACCTGCTTTATATAGAGTGTCTCTCTGAGCTTTGGTAGGTGTATAAGCTAAAGAAGTAACTCCGAGATATGACCCGCGACGAGAACCTGCTGGTGAGAACCAAGGGGCAGCTTCTGCATCAGCTGCTGCCATAATACCAGCAGTAGCCCCAGCAGCAGGAATATTTACATATTTGTCATTATACTTATCATATACTTTTAACCAGTTGTTATCTACAAAGAGATAAGAGCTATATGTATAGTCTGCTACATCAGCAATAGTAGCTGTAACCGGATCTGCATTTCCTACAACAGAAGCACTAGCTGGAGAAGTTATGACAACACAATCTTTACGAGTCGTGCCTGCTGTTGTAACCATGTCATCTACTACAGTTTCTTGATCTGAAGCAGTAGCATAACCTGGTGCAATCATAAAGTCAACAGAGATAGTATCTTTATCGTTAAATACATCTAAAGCTGTTAATGTTTCAGCAGTGGTTATTGTTGTATCAACACCNCCAGCAAANGAAAGAGACGCATTAGAGTCNAGANCGTCGTTAATCCTTACGTAATTAGAAGATCTGTTAATTACATTTTTTTCATAATTAGTAGATCCATCTGCGAGAGTAGCAGAAGAAGAACTAGACACGAAAGAATATCTTTCAAGTACAGCACCAGCTGTACCAGTAATAACTCCATCTTCGTCTGTTACTAATATGTGACGTTCACTTCCTGTTGGGGCAGCATCGAATTGAGATGTAAATGATGCACTAGCTCCAGCCCATGTTACTGGACCTGCTACTTCCATCTTAATAGAATTTCCTAATGTACCTGGATGTTTTGCAAATGCTGAGCCTGACCAGGTTCCATTATCCCATGCATCGTCGTTTTTAATCAGTACAGCTCCACCAGCTGAATCAGCTGCCGCGTTTCTAGCTGCAGTGTCAACTGCTCTTGAAACCTGTAATGAGTTTGAGTATCTTAAAAAGCTCGCTGCAGTCAAAAAGTCTACAGCAAATGTGTTATCTGGAGCGCCAAACGTTGAGGCAAGAGTAGCTTCGTTATCTACTATTACAGCCTGTTCGCAAGGACCCCAGCGGAATTTACCAGCAAATGCGCCAGTAGTAGATTGTACATTAGGCACACCGCCTGTAAGATCTACTTCCTTAACAATTATAGCTGGAGATTCGGAAGGTACGCCTATCGCCATTTTTATTTCCCTTTTCCAGTAATCGAATTATATGTTATCATAATACGGAGGTTCAATTACTGGTATTTATAATTTTTATTATTTAGTAAGCCGCGCCCCTATCTTCGACCCATTTCCGTGTATTCCACGCATCTTGTTGCTCTTCTTGTTCTGCTGCATCTATTCCATCATCAATAAACCCAAACGGTAGTACATCTTCTTCTATAGCTTTCATTTGCTGTTCAAACATCATATTTTTAATATTAACATCGGTTAGTTGAGAAAAATAATCACCCGTAGCAAAGTATCCAAACATAACCAAGTTCATCATAAGATCATCATGATTACCATCTGAGGCCTCATATGATTGACCCTTAGATATAAATGTGCTACATTCTAAAATAGTATTCTGATCAACCAGCTCTAGCTTCTTTTCTTCTAAAAGATCTTTAATACCAGAACAACCCATACGCTTAGTCTTTCTAGTAATTTCAACTCCTAATCTATTTGACTTTACTGCTGATTCAATAAACATATTTTCATACTCTAAATCATAATATAATCCATTACATACTAAAGTTCCTTGATCATTTGATTCAACAACCACCCAAGCTTCATTATAGACTTTTGCATATTTATAAATAATATTAGGGAAGAGTAGTGGAGAGATAAGATTATTGCGATACACNGCCACCTGTTTAAAAGGTCTAGTGCTAATATCGATTACATTAAACGTCGAATAGTCCTGTCCTCTTCCTTTTGAAACATCTACGGTCATCACATATTGATGATCTTTATCTGGTTCTTCATAGATCCAGACACTATTACCTTCTATCAATCGCTTTGGTGGTTGTGATCTGAAACCCATCAGAGTTTCTGCATTTATAAGGGTATCACCTGTCCCAAAGAAAGTATTACCAAACTCCTGGTCGAATTGGAGCTGACTCGTATTAGCTACAGTTTGATTCTTCCATTCTTCATCTCTTCCAGGAACATCCCACCAGTCAACTCTAAATGATTTATATTCATTTACCTCCTGTACTGCACCAGTCCATATCTTTTCAAATTGATTGCCAATACCATTAGCTGTGGAAGTAATAATAACTTTAGTGTCTTTACCTGATGATACCACCGGGTATGTTGAAGTGTAAAACTCTGCAGCATTCTCAACAAAGGCAAACTCATCGAGATAGAGAAGGTTAACAGACATACCACGAATAGAGGATCCTGATGTAGCTGCTGATACTATTCGACTGTTGTTAGAAAATTCAATAGATCTTTTGTTTAATGCTTTACACCCAGGCTGTAAGAAAAACGGCAAATGCTCTAACATGAGCGTTACTCTCCCAAGCATCTCTTGAGCAGTTGCTCCTTTGTTAGCCAATATAGCAATTACCTTCTCAGGGTGAAAAACAGCATACCATAACAGGTATGCTACGGAAGATATTGATTTACCTGATTGACGACACGCAAGAACAATACTAAACCTATTATCGGTAAAATGATCAAACATCTGTTTCTGATAAGGATATAATTCAAAAGGAACTAATCCGCGGTCTACATGAATAATCTTACAATAATGAGATGCAAAATATCCAGGGTCTTTTAAACATCTAGTGTATTCTAATATTTCATTTTTAGAAAAATTATGAATAACTCCATCTCTTTTTATATTAGAGTTACCAAGATATGTGTCATTCATCTTTTTCATCTTTCTTGTAATCGCTAATGTCAACTATTTTATCCTCATCATTATTTAAAAGCATACGCTGTAAGTCACTTGTGGAACCTATAAACAGGTTATTTGTAGTTTGGTTATGTAGTTCTGCGGGAGTATCTTTTTTATCGAAGTCTTTTTTCTTCTTATGTAAATCTAAAAGCGATCCGTTAATATCACCCATATTCTTCATCATATTAGATAGCACTTCAAAAGCCCGAGGGTGCTCAGTAGCTCTTG